AGCATATAACTTATCAGACTTTTGTCTATTGCATTGCCAATGCGCAAGCTGTAAGTTCTTGATGTCTGATGGATGTCCATTCCTATTCACTGGAATGATGTGGTCTATCACTGGGGATAGTGGGTGAGGGTACCTGAGTGATTTATCTACAGGCTGGCCACAGATCCCACAGGTATTCTGAGTCTTGAGTAGTATCTTCTTATTCTTTTCAAATGCTACTCGATGCGGACCGTTGCGGTCTGCCCGTAGTTCTTTCATTGTTCACCTCAATTATTGTTTCTATTCCAAATCATCCTGCACACCTTACCCTCGTTCCCTTATTCGGTATCAATACCCTGGTATTGAATAGTGGGGGGTATTATTTTGTTAGATAGGGAGGAGTAAATTAATGAGGAAGGGTGTAATAATTAGGCCTGGTATTTTTAAGTTGATGGGTGTTATTTTATTAGAGGGGGAGGGTCTTTGAATTTAACATATCTTATATTCTGTTAATTTGAACCATAAGACTTTCCACCTTACTCTCTCATAGATAAGTGAGCCATCATCAATAAATGAATTTACTTTATTTCATTTTGTTAAATACGTGACCTTAATAAGCAAAATTCAGCATGCTATTATCTAACTCATCCTGCTTGAAGCCTATATAACCAAGTGTGATATCTGGTGAAGAATGATTAAATAACTCCATCAATATCCCAACATTTTGATTCTTTCTGTAGTGATGGTATCCAAACGTTTTCCTCATGGAATGTGTTCCGATATTTGTTAAACCAATATGCTCTCCTGCATCCCTCAAGATCTGATATGCTGCCACCCTACCAATGTGTGTTATTCTAAGGCCTTCATTGTTAACCTTTTTTCTCGAAGGGAACAAGTAATCATAATCCTTTAATTCATTTTCTTTTATATAATGATCCAGGGCTTTTCTTAGAGCTGGGTTAATAGCGAATCTCTTTGTTTTACCTGTCTTGCGTTCGGTAACTTCAATGTGAGTTCCTTTAACACTTCTTACTTTCAAGGGCAGGATATCACTAACTCGCATTCCTGAATACAGCCCTGTAACCATCATTACATAGTCTCGTTCATTCTTACTCTTTAAGTAATCCTTCATGCGTTCAATATCATCTGTATCACGAATCGGTTCTACTTTACGCATTTACCTACTCCTTTCAAATAAAAATAGTCAGCTCATTAGAACTGACTTAAAATATTAGCTGTATGGGATTCGAACCCATGCCACCCCGAATCTCTCTGGTGAACAGCTAACCAAAAATACTATTAGGAGATCTACAAAAAAACTACCAGGCCACCGCCTTCATTTTCTGATAATACTATTTTAAGTCATATTTTGTATTATGTTTACCGTATTTTTACCGCAAAAATACCGTTTTTTTATTACATACTAGCACAGCATCTCGATACTGTTCTGCAAATGCTAACAAAGCATTATTGTACAGTTCCTGAAATTTAGTCCTCTCTATACCTAGATAGTTGTAAATTTCGTAGTTTAGATCTTTTTGATTTTTAAGAAACTTAGAAAATAGTATATACCGATAAGTAGGATTGAATAGCCTACTTACCGCTTGTTCAATTTCTTCTAATTCAATCATTGCATCCACACGTCGAACTGCTAAATTTTCGACAGCTTTATTAGGTCCTGCTCCTCCTCTGGGTTGAAATGTGAATTCCTGCGTTACTTTTTGAATTGGGTCATCACATGCTATTTCTCTCCAGCGTGGATATTCTGAGAGCTTTTTCTTAGCCCTCCTTATTGTTTCTTTTTCATCGATATCATCAAAAAGCTGCATTCTTCACCTCCGTTTCCTGAATCGCTACATCACTTATTCTATCTTGCTTTCCACTTCCGATTTTGTTTCTTAATCTTAAAATCTTTAACGATCTTTTTCCACTCGCTATCACATGAGCAGCGTATAAAGTGATTTATTCTTTCTTTTAGACTTTCGTTTTCTATCTGTAGAGCTTCAATCTCTTTGTAGCATCGTCGAACTTCCTCACGATAGAAATCATCAAATATAATCATATATACCTCCTAAAATGGAAAATCATCGTCGCTGATATCCATTGGATTTGAAGCATGAGAAGGTGGCATTTGTTCCATCATCGAATTTTGATTGCCGGAATTATCACGTTTTTCTAGAATTTGAAAATTCTCTGCTACAACCTCTGTGACATAAATACGTCTACCATCCGTCCCTTCATAGTTTCTTGTTTGGATACGTCCAACAATTGCTACAAGGTTCCCTTTCTTGGTCCAGTTTGCAAAGCGTTCTGCTTGTTCACGCCACATCACGCAATTTACAAAATCCGCATCGTATTCTCCGTTAGCATTTTTAAAATTACGATTGCAAGCAATTGTAAATTGTGCAGTAGCAATATCTGAAGGAGTACGTTTCAACTCTACATCCTTTGTTAATCTTCCGATCAAAGTTACATTGTTAATCATTATTCTTATCCTCCTACTCCGTTCTGTTCGGCAATTTCTTTCAGCTTCTGAGCTCGTTCATGCTCACGCATTTGATACTCTCGATTTAATTTATTAATAATAGTATCCTGCATTGTATTTTTTTCAGCCATGCGCTGGATACTTATTTCGTGCTCTTTTACTTCCCATTGCAAATCCCTATTTTCTTGCTCAAGTTTTCTTATTCGTGTGTTTAGATTTATGCTTGATAGAAAGAGTATTAAAAATAGAGCTGCAATATTAACAATCAGTAATTGATTTTTGTTCATACTCTTCAATCTCCTTGTCTAAATCTCTGACTTTACGTTTCATCCATTCTTTGTTCGCTGTGGCATTTTGTTTTCCTATTTGATTACATAAAGATATGAACAATTTCTCATCTTCTAGTCTTTTTTGATAGGCATTTCTTGTTTTAACTAATGTCTCTAATTTCATCTTTTTTATCATCCTCTATATTTGATAGAACAGCAACCGAAATGGCCCAAATCAAACCAGATAGCCAGACTAGACCGAATAGTAAATAGATAAAGTTTTGTAAGTTCATCATTCCTCCTCCAGCAATTCGGGATTTTCGTAAATGTTGCCGATAACCTCACAATTAGTATGTCGTAACCACAATTCACATCCGTGTTGATTAGATTCAAGACGATATACTCCTCCTCGATGCCTTACAATTTCGTAATAAGTGGGTTCAGAATAGACATCCCTAGCCATTTTGACTATATCCCCTTCAAAAATCTCCTTGCCGTTCCTATCGTGCAAACCTGTTGATTGCATGATATGAAGATCGTTATTCACAATCCATTCACCAGCAACGCCGTCCTCATCAATTATCCAAATATTGCCATCACCAACCATAACTTCGTCTGGCTGATACATACGACATAACGAACCACTATCATACTCTCTATATTTTGGAATCATTCTTCCACCTCCTCGATCTCAATTCCCGGGCAATCAAACACCCAGCCAAAACCGGCGTCTTCAAGTTGTTTTTTTGTGTGTTCTGTACGAAATTTTTTATCTAGTTTTATTGACGATAAGACCCAAGCGTGTTGAAATTTGATAAAGTTTAAATAATTAAAATCATCACTTTCCATTCCTTTAAATCTTACATAATACCGCTTTTCTTTCTCAACCTCGTAGCCATTGACCCAAGAAAGAGCGAAGAGTTCGGAATTATCCCAATACCATTCTGCAACTCTATCAGACATGCATGCATCTATTGAGTAGGACAGCGTATGACCTAGTTTTTTCTGTTCTGTGATAAAATCCGCCACAAACATTGGGATCTCTACTTCCTGAGGTTCGTCTAGCAACTTAATCAATTCCAACGTTGTTAATTTATCAATCATCGGTCTTGGTCTGCTACAATCTGAAGGTAAATGACTGATACTCTCAATCAGCTCTTTTTTATTCATCCTTCCACCTCTTCTACTTCAACACCTGGGCAATCGAACACCCAACCAAGTCCAGCTCCTTCTAGTTCTTTACGTGTAAATCGAGTAGCTAATTCCCCCAAAGAAAAAAATATTTTCTCGTACATATTATTATAGAATAGCGGTTGTTTTGTCGCTCTCATCTTTACCGTGTACCGCTTCTCTTTCTCAACCTCGTAGCCATTGACCCACGCTTCTGCGAAGATTTCCACATTTTGCAATTCGATCCACCCTTCAACCTCACCTTTTGGCGCTTTGTTGATCGCCCCAAAAATGCTATACCCCTCTTTCTTCGCTTCTTCAATCCAATCCGCAACATACTGAGGGACTGTGACTTTTTTCGTATCTATTGCATTCAATTGTTTCAAGTCTCTTAAAAAGCAATGACGGGCAATTTCTGCCCCGTTTGCGCTCCATACACCCTCAAGACTTTCATATTTTTTAATTAAATCTTCTATATTCATCATCATTCCTCACTTCTAACAACAGTTAGATTTCCTGTTTTTTTGCCTTGAGCATGCAATTCTGCATAATACTTAAGCATACCTGCATCTTTGCCGATAATACGACTCAATTCTTTAAGTGGCCCTCGACAGATGTATCTGCCATCTTTATATAATTTGTAATCTGCTAACTCTTCTGGATCCCCAACAATGGAACTTTCTGTCACACCAAAATAATCACAAAGGCATTGAACTTGAAACTTTCCTAACTGCACTCTACCATTTAACCATGAAGTAACTGCATCTCTCCCATATCCTAATTCAAAGGATAATTGATGCCTAGTCATACCTCGACTTGCTAGGAGTAATTGTACTTGTTGTTTAGCATGTTCAATCTGATTCTTTGTGTACTTGCTCATTCTCTAACTCCTTTACTAAAGAACTGAGGAATGCTAAAGATTCTTTTTTACCTGCGATTTCCTCAAGAACCCATACCAAATTGCGGAAGGCTTTTTTTTACATCCTCTATGCCGTTCTTCTTTTGGAATCGTAAAAGGTATTTCATTGAATTGCCCCATGCCCAACCTGCCTTTCCTGCTAAATCACCTATGAAGTTTTCTATCACATCAATTGCTTCCATCCCATTTTTTCCATGATAATGGCTGGGGTTGTTGATAGTATCATACTGTTTCACTTTGTTTTCGCCCATCATAAATCCTCCTCTTTCACCCAAACACCGTCAACTAAGCGCCCTGTTCGATCTTTGATCTCCTCGTATGCCAAACCTAAACACTCTGTGAAATCGATATTCAAAAACTTAGATACTCGAATCAATTCAAATGCTACATTTTTTAATTGATAATTTTGGCGACTAAAGTAAGCAGCAACTGATTGATCTAGCAATAAAATAAAATGATCTTCTTCCTTGTTAGAATTCGTAGAAGGAACTGATTCTGTATCTGGAAATACTTCTTTCGTATCAATTCCTAATTGTAGAGTAAGGCCAATTAACACTACAGCAATGTCTCCGATGCTATCTTTTACAACGTCATCTTGTTTTTTTGCTAGCCCACTAGCTAATTCCCCAATTTCCTCAAACAATTTTAAAAATTGTTTATCAGGATTCTGAGTCTGTAAATTACGATCATAAAACCATTTTTGAGTTTTTTTGATTAACTCAACTAATCTTTTATTTTCCATTAATACCTTCTGCTTTCCATCCCATCAGGGAATTTAAAAATATGTTTACTTGCACCCTTAAAAATTCTATCTGCAAGTGCTGAATTATAGATTTTTTTGATATCGCTACTAGATAAGTTAGTATTTATAAAAGTTGTCTGTCGATTGTCTAAGATCTTGAATAGAACCCTTTGTCTCCATTCATTTGCTTGTTTGAGGGTGTCACTCATGCTGCTCTCTTTTCCTAGATCATCGAGAAAGAGATAGTCTACATTGCTAAGCATTTCTACAGCATGGCTTTCTGTAAAATCGCCTTTCCCACCAAAGCTATTTTCTATCTCAGTAAATAGTCTAGTTACCGATACGAAAATAATACTTTTAGGACTACCTATGTCCTTGAATTTATTATTCAAGGAAGAAGCTAAAGCAATTGATAGATGACTCTTACCAACTCCAGGAGGTCCAGTGATAATCACATTTCCTGTTTCTCCCTTCACATAGTCTCTTAGCATCCTTTTTGAAAAATTTAAACCTTGCTCTGCAATCTGATTATCAGTGCTAAAGTTCTCTAAATTTTTTCCGATCAATTCATCAGGAAATAAACTAAAACGACTGAATACTTCAAAAGTTTGGGCTAATTTTGAATTTATTGCTGACTCATTATTTAACTTTTTCTCTATTCGTTTAAT